GCTGTGAGCACCTCACCAGTCGTAAAAGTCTTTATAGCCATAATTTAGTATCCTAACTTGTTGGAATCGAGCGTACCGAACACCGTCGAATTGAGTATCAGGTAGTTATTCAAATCAGCACCCGACAGGTAAAACGTGTAACGACTCGACTCAGGCGTAGCAGTCACCCTCACACCCTCAATAATTGACTGGTACACCGTGCCACGAAAAGTCACCGACACCCTCGCCCCAATCACAAAACCAAAAGTCGTGAGACCCATGTAATCCATTTCAAAAGAACTTTGAGCCTCAGCCAAACAAGACACACTGGTCAAAGCAAACTTCTGTGTGCCGTACTGACTCAACAGGAAATTGGCTTGGTCAAGTGCTTGACCGGTAGAAGCCGAAAGGCTGTTCAGCGTGTAAGTACGAAACGGCGCAACAGCACCCACATTGGTGACGGTCTGGGCTGCAAAGTTTGCAGGGTCAACTGTTACCTGTGTGTAGAAGTTGTCCGACAACGCACCAAAATCCACTTGGTCATAAACCTGATTAGTGGCGTTATTAGCGACATCGCTGAAGTTCACTGTGCACACACGGTCATTGAATGGGCCGTTGCAGAGAATAAAGTTCGGCCCTGTAGCGTCAGCCATACGGCCATTCAAAGTGACCAGCGATGCGTTTATCCAGTCGCCCCAAGTGCCCGACACCGTAGAAGAACCCATTGCAGGTGACGTTGGCTCGGTGCTAATAACTAAACCTGATTCAACACCAGCTGCAGTGCATTGGTTAGCAAAAGTATCTGCAGCCATTGCATAGTTCAAACCTGACATTCTTGAGGCTTCAGCAAAACTGCCTTCAAGCGTCACATTGAGATAGTCGGCCTGACCGACACCCGATGCAAACGGTATGCCATAAGCAACGCTCACGTCTTTTATGTTTGCGTGAAACATTGCATAGTTGCCGTCCGTCGTGTTTGGCCCCCAAATCCTGACATAAGTGCCCGGCACCATTGCCGTGTTTGGTGTGGCGTATCCAGTCGGATAACGAATCGTCAGCGACCCTGTAGAGGCGCTGTACTGGTCAAGCATAAATTGCCTGCCAATACTGAAAGAGATGTCCTGAACATCGTCTAACTCAACCCATGTGCCAGTGTTGGCTGTAGTTGAATACTCGACTTTGTAGTTGTACGGCATTAGAAAGCGTTGTTTGTTCTAATAGGGATAGAGCCGTTCTGCCTCATGTAGGTACGCAAGGCCTGCACTACAGCGTTAGGGTCGCCACCGTTTACGTGGATAGTCACATTGTTGCCACCACCCATGCCGAACTCGCCCATACGCTCTAAGGGAATTACAGCCTCGGGGCCTCGCTCGCCAATCATCGCCAGCGTTGCACCACCAGTGACGATGCCACCCTCAGCCAGCATTGGAATATTAGGAACATCGAAACCTTTGCCACCGAGACCCGGCACCCACGACGGAATCTTGAAAGACAGTTTGCCGATGGTGTTGTTCCACGCTGTTGCTATTCCGTTGAAGATGCCTTTATAGACACCAGCAACAAATTTGAGGTAGTCAACTACAAGTGAGAAACCAGTTTTGATTCCTGAAAAGATTGTGTTGACAAGTTTGCGAAAGCCTTCAAATTTTGTGTAGGCCACAGCAAGACCAGCAATAAGCGCAATGACGCCGATGACAATTAGCCCGATTGGGTTCAAAGCCATAGCAATGTTGATTGCCACAATCGACGCTGCAATTGCTGCTAAAGCGCCAGCAATAATCATGAATGTTTGTGGGTTGTCTTGTGCCCAACTAGCAAACTTTTGAAGGTATGGCAAGACGGCTTCAATGGCTGGCAAAAGTGCTGCACCAATAGATTCTTTTGTTTCGTCAAAACCAATTTTGAGTCGAGCAAACTTGCCTGCCGTGGTTTCGGCTGCTTCTGCAGCTGCGCCTCCAGTGGTCTGGGCAAGTGCATACATAACGTCTTCAAAGGATGCGCCATCTTCAATCATTTGCCTGTATTCAGGCGCAAGTTTTTGAAGTGCTGTGAGGTTTCCTCCATAGGCTTTTTCTAACGCCCCTACAACGGTCTCCAATGGTTTGCCGGTGGCTGTGGCGATGTCCATAGCCTGTTTAGCCAAGTTCTGAGCCTCAGTGACTGAACCAGTTGCTTTTGCAAGCCTGCCGAACGCTGGCCTCAATTTGTCATCTGAAAAACCTAGCAACTTTCCTTGCTCAGTAATCCAATCTTCAACACTGGCAATCTGGTCGTCATTTGCACCAGTGGTTTTTTGAAGGCTGTTAGCAAGCAAGTCTTGCGCTGCTGCGTCGTCAATAGCGCCCTTGACAGCATCACCTAGGACAACAGCCAAACCAGCCAAGGCTGCAGCTGCAGGGACGGCTGCTTTCTTGATGGCAAACTGCGCCTTTTTTCCTGCGCCCTCCAGATTTCGAAATTCGTTGATGGCCTTGGAAACTCCACCTCCGTCAAAGGTGCTTATGATTGGTATCGCTAAAGCCATTAGTTCAGTTCCTTTTGGACTCGCTGGATGGCATCCATTGAGAGGCGCTGTAAGGCCTTTTCAATCTCGCCACGCTTCCTAAATACAGAAGGGCCAAGAACTCTTGTCTGGTTGGGTTTGAGTGCCCCTAGAGAGTCTCCCAGTGTGTTGGGGTTGCTACGCCCTGCAGCCTCGAAGACTGCAGCGCCAACGTAGGTCTGTGTGATGTAAAGAAGGCTGACGGCTTCCCTTGCAGCGTCTACTTTCAACTTGACTCCAGACTGTGCCTTAGCCACCGAGAATGGGAAGATTTTGCGTCCTGATTTGTCTGTCCAGTTTCGGGCCATACCCGACAGAGGGATTCGGGCGTAGCCCTGTTGGACTTCACGGATGGCTGGTTGGGCGATTTCGTTTGCGTTTCTGGTGAACTCTTTGCGAAGCCCCGGCTCAACTTTGTTCAGTGAACGGATGGCTTCTTTCAGACCTGTCATTTCTATAGAGGCTGATGCTGTCATCTTTTGTTCGCTGCTTTCTGTTGTTTATTCAAAATCTCAATGACCGTGTGCAGGTCATCCGTCTCGAATGGTATTTGTGGGGGGTAATACCCGGTCGCAACAAGTACTTCTGCTAAGGCTCGTCTGTAACTGTTGCTTCCGTGGCTTTTGGGTTTTCTGAACCAACTACTTCCACGGCGTTCACGTCTTTGATGTATTGGTCAAACGAAACTGGCACTGGGATGTTGTTTTGTTTGCAACATTCGTAAGCCATAAACGCAAGGTCTTCAATGCCGATGCCGTTAGCCAGCGTCGATGCTTTCTGTTTGAACTTGCGTTCCCAAGCGACAATGACGAACAAGTTTGTTTCTAGTTCGTATGGTTCGCCTTCGTTGGGCGTGATGCGTAGTTGGATTTTCATGTTTCCCTCTTTCCTTGTATCAGGTAATGTCTCGTACCCATGTGCCACCAGTAAAGGTTGCCGTTACGGTTGCAAGTTCGCCCACTGTTGAGTTGATAGGCGTAAAGTTTTCCAGCATTGCGTTTGTAATGGTGTACTCAGGGTTCGACGCTGATTCGGTTGTTCCTGAAGGGCTGATGACAAGTGTTGTGCTGCCTTTGCCAACCAAGTCTGCAAGTACGGTTTCAACTTCTGCTGTTGCACCTGTGCCACCGTAAGACAGGAAAAACTCGATTGTGCATTCGACGGATTGCAAGCCACCGACCATGCGAACCCCTGAATCTCCGAACGCAGTTGCATCGAGAGCCGTTTGGCCCACAGTGAGTGTCACTTGGTTGGCGTTGTCGCCAATTTTGGTGTATGTAGTAGCGCCCTGTGTGATTGTCACAGTTGCGTTGCTGAGGAATGTTGTTGATGCCATTTCTGACCTTTCTTAGTTTCGTCTGACTGCGATAGCCACAGTCAAATCGTATGTTGGTATGTCTTGCCCACCGTATGAAGCGTTGCCCGGTCGGGCGTCAACTACGGCAATGGAAGAGTTCATGATTGTGTCAACTGTTGTCATCAGGTAGTCACCTGAATCTTGGTTGCCGGGGGGAGCTGCAAGTATGCGAACTGGGATGCGAAAGTCGCCTACGTTGTAAGTCCATGACGTCATCACTGGGAGTTCAATAAAGACAGACATGGGGCGTGCGTTGCGTGGGTCTGTGACTGGTTTTAAACCCAACGCTGTCAACGCTGTTTTGATTGCGTTCACTGCGTCGACAAGGATTCCAGATGCAGGCATTAGGCAACCTGTGGACGGCCACAACCAATGAGAGACATGATGCGTCCCATGGTTGAAGGGATAGGTATTGAAGACATGGCGTCGAATGAGGCAAACGAATCTGCAGAGCCACGCTCACGATAGAGAGTTGCTGCATACATGATTGCTCCAAGTTTCACATCTGCACCCGGCACTGTCGTCATCGAATCTGTGTAACCAGCCTCACGACGCTTTCTGAAGCACCAGTTGTTGGTGGCATTGACGCAAACGGTGACAAAGGCCGTGTCGTTCGCCGTTGCAACGTCAATACCAAGCCAACTTGTGACATCGGAAGCCTGTATCCACGATACAGACGGTGTGAAGGTCACAGTTCCTGTAGCAACAGAACGCTCTAGGTCACCGTCAGCGTCTCGGAAAAGAAACTGAAACAGTCGAATCACTTCGTTGTCAAACTCAAAGTCGCCTTCGTCTGACTGTCCGATGTATTCGTTGTCTTGCG